AGGAACTTAGGTCTGCGAGAATCATGGTGTCTCCTTTACAGCCCGGGCGTTCTTAAACGCCGCATTGAAAAATGGATCAGAGGCTCTCCGGGCTGCTATAAATTCGCGAGCGTTCTCTGGTTTGTCAGGGTCAAGCATATTTACCGCTAACTCAGCCTCCTGACGAGGCTTACGAGGAATCCAACCAATCGCAATCCTTATAGCACTACCTAACCCAGTCTGGAACAGGATGATTACTACTGCTACCGCAATTACTGATAGGGCTATCCAACCTACCAGCGCCATCCAAGGTGGAGTCTTGTCCTCCACTCCCGGCAATTGGGCGTGGATCCCTGCCGCCAGACCGTCAATCCGGGTCGCGCCTGCGACCACCACCGTGTCGCCTGTCGCCTGCCCGTGATCGATGAGCAGTTGAGCCTCAGCACGGATCTCGTTGCTGTTGGCGCTGATACGGGCTACTGGGGAGCAGCCTGACAGCACTAGCGCAGCAACGAGGAGGCACTTGGTCATCGAGTCTCCATGCGCTCCAGCCGCTTCTCGACCTGTGAGACGCGCTCGCCAATCACCCGGATCTGCGCGTTCGCGTCCGCGTTGCGGTCCTTGATCAAGTTGATGTCACCAGCAATGGTTTCCAATAGGCGTTGCTGATGCTCGTCAGACTCCAGCCGCCGACCGACATAGATGATCGCACCCAAGATCAGACCGGAGGTCATGATCAACTGCGCTTTTTCGAGGGCATAACGGGTCGTTGTTTGAGGCTGTGTCATGTATTTAAGTGCAAATGTATTGTTATAAGGAACTAATTATCGAAGCATTGCGGCTGCTTGCAAAATCAGAGTTGTTTCTGCCATTCGTACTTTGAACATACCAGCACCACCAAAGTGGACTTGATCCATATGTGTCTGGTTTGTTCCATTGGTGATGCTGTCGTTTGCCGTCTTTGCTGGTTCTGTAACGGTTGGTGCTACATAATTAAGCCATTGCCGTCTTGCTTGCCACTTGGTGGCGTTTGCACCGCCAGCAGCAACTGGGTGTTCATTCGCCACAGTAGCCGTGCAAAGCATCGTTCCAAGTGATGGGAACGACACAATGGTTCCTGCGGAATACGAATAATTGACCAACGGGGTAACTGGGTTAAGAGCATTGAGCCGCCATTGGTCAACACCTTCTTGACCGCCAACGCTTCCGCCGCGAGCCGAACTTGGGAAGGTCATCAATGATCCGCTGTAATACACCGTTTCACTTCCGCGATTTAGACCCAACTTGTGTAGGTACTTTCGGGCATTAAGAGCAATGATTCCCGATGTATTTTGTGTTGCAATGTCACGAAGCGCGGAAGGGTACTGATCGTATGCCGCGTCTTGAGCATCTGCACTATTTGTGGCACTGTCGCGATATGGAGCAGCAACCAAGATGATAGGAATGTTTGCGCCAAGCCATGAGGACTGACGAACTTGGGCAATGCGAGATTCCACAATTGCTTTATATGCAGTCGCCGTACTAACCGGAGCAACATAGGCATCGTTTACGCAAGCCTGCGGCAAATATGCCACCTCGCCACCATCGGCGCGAATCTGATCAGCGAATACCTTGTAAACCGGACCAGCAGCCGCGTGATCGTCAACGTAGTTTGCTAGTTTGTATCCGCTGCGTCCTGAAACAACAGAGAATGACAAGCCCTTTGCGTTTGGACGAACAAACTCAACGCCACATATGGCAACCTTGCCGCCAGATCCGGTGATGTTTAGTTGCGCGCAATTTTTCAGTCCGCCGTTGTTGAAAGTAACTGGGACGCGCACGACAACTACGGTTCCATTAGTGACCGCTTCCGATGTCAAAGTTGCAGCCGGAATACCACCGCTGCCGCTGGTATAGGTCACAACCGGACTTGGTCCAACTGCACCTTGCAGCGTGTCTGTCGGAGTTACGCGCACAATAATTTCAGCACCATATCCGGTTTCGTTGCATCGAAGACAATAGACATCGCAAAACGTTTCTCCTTCTGTTCGATTCCACCACGGAGTTTCAGCACCAGCACCAACTCCATATTTTGGATCAACATTAGTTCCAAACGCTTGCAAGCCAGCAAATATTCCGCTGCCTCCAGTTCCGGATGCAACTGAATAAATAGGATTTGCACTAGCGTTTAGCCATGCGGCAGGAAGTTTTGGTGTCAAGGTCGTAATTTGCCCAGCGGTCAAATCAGCAGTCAAGTTTCCACCACCCGTTGCAACTGCTCGCACGGGAACAATGACTGTATAAACGCCAGCATTTCCATTGCATGGAATAAATCCAGAACGAACAAGACCAGCGTCCTGCGCTGCAAGGAGCGAGAAGTTACGCGCTCCCCGGCTCAAGTAACCAGACGCGCCGATGTTCTCGTTGCTATCGCCATCAATGAGAATTGTGAGTGACTGTTCGCCGCGCAGGGCGCGAGCGATAGCAGTACCAACAAGCGAAGATCCCGATACGGTTTCAACGTCCATAAACGATTGCAACCCACTATTGTAAACAATATCACGACCGTTGAACGAATACTCCTGTGGAATATAGACACGCTTCAGTGCTGTTCCATCAGCAACCGCCGCATTGTCCATCAAAGTCACTGAGTATTCAGATGTGCTGACGGCGTTTGACAACACGCCAGCCGTATTCGATACACCAAGGAGCGTTCCTGAAGTAACTGTTGCATTGACCACAACCTTCGCTTGGCAGATACCGCCAAACTGCACCTCGACCTCGCGACCGTTCCCGCCTGCGCCAGACATCAGACCAGTGACCACGCCAAGGTAGCCCGTGTTGCCAGTCTCCGTAGATACAGCCTTGCGGATGCAATTGAATACATAAGACGTATTCGCAGCCTGCTCAGGATTAACGACCGCGCCAGCGTGGATGAACGAGGTGATGACAAGATCGCCAATGGCAACCGATGTACCAGACTTGTTCACGCAGGTAACAGTTGTTCCTACTGGTTGTACGCCAAGACGATTTTGAATCGGTGCAAATGTCATAGTCAAGATCCCGTATAAGTTTGAAGTTCAATGTCTGAAAGAAGGCGTGGATAGAACACCACGGAATGGACACCGTTATTGAGGTGACCTTCAAAGTCGCCAATTGCCGTAATCGAGTCAGTACCAATATTCATCCACCCAATAGTGGATGGGCTGACATTAGATGTACCACTCGTTACCGTCCCACCATTCGTACACATCCGGATCGCAGCGTTAGACGATCCACTAATAGTGAACGCTGTGGCATTCAATGCACTTGTCAGTGACGTTGCAGTTATAGATCCAGTTGTCCAAAGCAAACTGCTAGTAGCCGAACCATTCGCGTGTTTCAAGTGAAGGTGTTTAGTTGCCGCTACGTCAAACGAAAGCACTGATCGATCACCAGCACCAACCGCTCCACGGAAGTACTTGACAACAAACGTACCGGGCTGTCTGAACCATGAAGTGAAATTTGTCCCACTCATCGTCAAGCGATCATCACCACGGGTATCCGGGTTTAGTGTGACGGGAACATATGAAGAGGCAACTGTTCCGTCTTCTAGTTGTGCGCCCCAGATTTCTACTGAGTTACCGCTGTCAACAATCCGAAACGCAATCTGTTGTTGAGTCGCCGTTGTTAGTCCCTGATATCGAACCCATTCGCTAGTAATGGTGACTGTTGACCACGATGGCGTAGTAATTGCAGTTGAGATTTGAAATGCGCCAGACCCACTTACGCGCCTAATCCATGCCGACCAAACACGTTGCGTATTTGGCGCGGACGTAGAAAGACCATGCGTAATGGTTGCATTCCCAGCACTCGCAGTAAAGCGAACAGCGTTGGTAGTTCCGTCCGGCGAGACTTGACCAGTGGCTCTGGTGATACTTACATCAGTCCATTGAAAGTCTCCGCCAACGGTAGAGAATGTTTGACTGTGCGTGAGCCGATTGGTAACAGCGGCTTCAATGAGCACACCCTTCGATGTCATTACGCCGCCAATCGATTCAAAGGTGAATCGAGGTTCTCCACTACTGACGTACCCAACCAAACCATTTGACCGAATGAAAGTTGCTGCACCAGCACGGGCAAAAGTTAAGCCATAGGCGGAAAGATTAACCTTTCCGCCCATCGTGCTGAAATCAAACTTCCTTGTGCCAACCGTTTGACCATCAAGAGACAGCGTTCGATTGCGTTCTTGGCGCAATGTCGGAGGAGCAATAGACCATGTTCGATTTGATGACATCATTTAGATAAACGAAACGAGTGCGTTAGCAGCCGCTGCGGTTCCAGTGAAATACAACTCAATAAGTTCACTACCGCAGGTATCAACAATAATGAAACCAGATGTGCAACTCGTTGTCCCCTCAAATCTCTTGTAGTCACCAGCACCACTAGCCGAAAAACTTATTGCAGGGAACAGGGCTGTGCCAGCAACAGTAATAGCACCACCAGTCGCGACCGTTGCTGTGGTCTGCGCAAGGTTGACTGGAATCCATCGATCAGCAACCTTTGAGAATGACCAACCAATGACGTTCAGAACGATTGCTCCGCCGCTTGTGAGATACAAGGGACACACCTTGATGTAGTTCATTGAAGGGGTTACAACAATTGATCCACCCGCTGTAGCGGGTCGAGTAGATGTTTGTACTCGCGCAGTCAAAGCACCAGTAGCAACGACAGTGATGTTTGCTAACGATGCAACTTCCAGTGCATCTGGAATCGTTTGCAGTGCGGTAACAGTTCCGGAGCGTCCTGATAGGTCTACTGACATGGCGTTTCCTTATGATGGATTTGGGACAGTGTTCGTCATAACGAACCCGCCGTTGTTTCGATAGTTGTTTGTCCAAACGTTTGGTCGCAACTGTCCAAAGTGGGCTTGCAGCATTCCGTCCTTGCGCTGCGCAGTACCAAAGAGTGGTCCAGCCTCAATCTCTGCAAGACGCTGAGACTGCTGCCCGTCTTCATACGACTCAGTAATTGCCCGGACGTAGAGAACGAGCAAAGCCTCTAAATAAAGAGGGATTGAGATGACATCCGTGGGCAGATTTGCAGTCGATACGCGCTGCCAGCCAGTGCGATACGTGATCTTGATCTTGTTTGCTTCGTTACTTTCAGGAGTTGGATAGATTTGCAACTGATACGACTGTGTAGGCGCAGCATTTGTAGGCACAACAGCCTTCACATACCCTCGCGTACCGTAACTGTTGAATTCAGACGAGCGGGTGTTCTCTACCTCGTCCTGATTAGTGATCAAGAGCGGAAGTGTTCCACTCCACGCGGCGATCAGTTCAGAAAAGTCAGCAGGTAGCACTACATAGGGCAGGGCTGCAACCGTTGACAGCATTGCGGTGGCTTGCCTGAACGTCCACTGGTAGCCAAACAGATGCTCACCAGCCTGATTGATGATCTCAGCCTGTCGTTCTGCGACAGTCTGACCAGCAGCAGTCGATGGGCGACCACCAATGGCAAGCAACACATGGTTCGTCAGGTCTTTGTAGTAAAGCATTGAAATCCACTGGACGGGTTTCCCCGTCCAGTGGTGTGGGTTTAATCAATCATCAGATCGCAATACGGAACCAATACTGAAGCGGGATGAAGACCCGGCGAGCCACATCAGTTGTGATTCCTGAAATTGTTTCCATCAAGATTGCGCATGGAACCGTACCAGTAGCAGTACCACCAGTATCAGTCAAGATCCCTGCTGTATCAGATGCAGTCAGGTTTGCACCAATAGCAAGTGCTCCTGAACTAGTAACGCGAGCGTTTGTAATTCCACCGAATTGAACAGTCACGATGGAACCAACTGCTCCAGAAGTTCCAGCCAAATCAGTCACAACGCCTACATAGCCGTTGTTATTCGTAAGGTCACCCTCAACAGGAGCAACGGAGTTGAACACATAGAGAGGGTCATAGCCCAAACTTGGATCAACAACAGGGGTACTGTGGAGGAATGAAGTGCAAACCACCGTGTTCACACTGACAGTTGCAGTGCGGACTACACACTTTGTCGTGTAGTTCACGGGGTGTGCGCCGAGAGGACCAGCCGAGGGGGTAAAAATCATATGATTTCCTTTGTGAGAGAAGGGGGTGGGATAACCCACCCCCCGTTGTGTTAGGAGACAGCAATAGGGGCAACGATTCCGTGACGCTGACGGCTGTTGCAGAACACGTTCCACCAGCAGTCAACAGGCTGAACCCAAGTGAACGGCTGATTTGGGTGACGCATCACATCGTGCTTCTTCATGTAGCGAGTTGAGTGATAGATAGGAGTGATGTACTGACCGTTCACGAAGAAGAATCGAGCACCCTTATCGATGGTGTTCAATGCAAATTCGGTTGAGTTGGCAACCATCGTCTGAGCCTGTCGACCACTGAGATCGTCAGTTCGTGATCCACCAGCAACAATAGCAGGATAAATCGCAGCCGTATCCATGTTGGCGCAATACTCAACAGGAATACCACTGAAAGTTGGCGTGTTGTATGCCGAATCCTGTGCGCTTACAAGCACATCATTTGATGCACGAAGTGTTCGCTTGTAGAGGTTCATTCCCTCCTTTGAGCACAGAATCATCTGGCGATTGAACTGTGTTTCCTCAAAGTACTGCTTCTGAGTCAGAGGCGACCTGAACTGCACCTTCAAGTACATATCGTCAAATGCACCAAAGAGATTATAAACAGATCGTGCAATCGATGAATTTGCGTTATGACCTGTGTATGTAACGTTGGTCGTAGCACCAGTATTGATTGCAGCAGACTTGTTATAGAACGAAATCTGATTCGACCAACGTGGGTCCGTTGCTGGGTTAATGCCCAAGATATTTGGAGCACTTGACTGTGTTGCAAGCCACGCCGAACCACCGCGTTCACCAAAGGTGAGATCGCCATTAACGGTTTCGGTAATGAACGCAGGAAGCGAGTACGGCTCCTTGCCACCATTTTCCATGTTGTTGTAGTTATTGAATGGCGATGCCCACAGATCGTTTTCCATGCCGTTGAGCATGGAAGTCCACATACGCATTTCCTTGATGCGCTTCACGCGCTTGTACATGACCTTGGCATCGCCTTCGTTCAGTTCGATTTCCTGATCGGTCCACGACATATGGTCCATGCTGAAACGCCAAGGAGCGGTCAGCGTGTCGGTCACTTGCGGGTTGCGCCAAGTGAACACCTCATTCGGCTCATACTTCTGGTAGGTGGACGAATCGTCAAAGACGATGACATCCTTGATTGAAGTACCACCCTGAACAGTTGTTTCGTTCGCCTTCTCCTTGAGGAGACGCGAGAGAATGTAGTTGTTCTTGACGGCTTCGTTGATAACGGCATCCGCACTCTTCAGATAAGAAGGTCCGGTTGACTGCATAAAGTCATTGAATTGTGTGATTGAAGGCATGAGCCTGTTCCTTTAACGTTTGATGCGAGACGAACGATTGTGCGTCCCAGAGAAGATTTGATCAAGGACATCATCATCAGCATCACGGGCAGGAGGCTTCACTGGAGGACTAGACGCACGTGGCGCAGTCGGCTGTGAGTTCTTGACCGATGGTGCAGACTTTGTAGTCCCAACTAATTCCGTGTAGGCGGCTCGCGTGAGTTCATCAATGCTCGCGTACCCACCCGGCTTTGCAGCACCCATTGCAGACATCTTCGCTACGACTACGTCAAAGGATGGAGCCTTAGCACCATACTGAACACGAATCGAAGCATCCGATGCACGGGCTTCTGCCAACAGCATTCGTTCCTGCATTTGCTGCTGCTGCATCTGGAAGGCTGATCGGACTGGCGCAACGACATCCTCGCCATACATATCCGACATTTGCGCAAACGGATCAATCGCCACTGGGGGGGTGCTTGCAGACTTGTTTGCCTGTGCATCCGCATCCTGTGGTGACTTCGCCTGCGCAAGTTGCTCCTCCATCTGCTTCACTCGACCGCCGTATGAATCGACATCCTTCTGTCGCTTCTCAGCCTTTGCAGCCCATTCGGCTAGCACAGCATCGGAAGCAGAAGAAATGATTGCATCCGGTACGCCATCCCGTTTAAGGATTTTGGCGACCACTTCACGGTCAAAGGCGGGTGTGGATGGTTCAGACTCAGGAGCGGGTGCAGACGAATCTACATCGGCTTCATCGTCATCGGATTCCACACTTCCAAGCAATTGATCAAGTATCGAATCATCGTCATCGGGTTGTGATGATTCAACTTCAATACCAGTGTCTTGCTCCGTTGTCCCGCTGGGCAACGTTTCGACATCAATGGGTTCAGCGGTGCTGTCCATAGTTAGTCCTCTGCTCGTATATAGCCGTGCTCAGACGCAACATTGCGTTCGTGCCTGCGGCTTGAGATGATTGGTTGACCCTTTGCATTGCAAGGAACTCCCGGCATATGGCGCGGAAGCGTGTTGCTGACATAGGGGTATGTGCCTGTAGTGAAGTTAGGCGACAGTTGCGCACTGCTTAGAATGCGTGTCAACGTGCCGCGTTCCGGATGCTGCACCACTGCGCCAACCGAAGGGACAGTGGACATGGGGTAATAAACCTCCACAACTTGCCCTGCTTGATTGGTAAATTCGTAGTTCGGCATTACATCCTCGAAGCAGCCGCTGCAATTGCGCCTTGTGATCGCGCCGATATTGCAGGTTGCTCGCCAGTAGGAGACGGGGAAGGAGGACTTTGTGGAACACCCCCTACCCCCCCTTGTGGTGCTTGCTGTGGTTGGGTTGCTTGTTTCAAGATCGACTCGTCAATGAAGTCAGCCATCTGCGGGACGTTCTGGGCATCGCCAAGGAAGGACATCAGGTCGCGCCAGCGGATCCACGGCATGGCTGGCATTGCCTGCGCAGCCTGAGTTACAACCGTAAATGTCTCCACAGCACGCTTTTGCGCCAGCATTTCGCTGGTTCGCTCCATTGAATAGGAATCCACATCGATCTGCATATCCTCCCAAGCACCCACCTTTAGACCGCCTTGGAAGATCGGATCCTCCATCGGCAGACCCTTGGTGTCCTCGCCGCCGACTGGGATGATGATGCGCTGGTCGTGCCAGAGATACCACCCGACATTGCGCATGATCGTGTCTACCGACTCTTGGAACCCGCGCTTGAGGTGGGCAATGCGCATCGTGGAGGCACTTTCAGCAACCGCCACCTCAGTAGCCGATGCTCCACCTGAGATGTTCCCGCGCATCGCATCGGACATCCCCAGTGCTCGATCCAAACGCTCCTTGGCGGTTTCGACCGACTGAATATGTTGATTTGTAGTGCCACCAACTTCGATGGGGATAATGCTTTGCGCCGTGATTCCTGCTTCTGCAAAGACGTAAAGATCCGGCGCACTGACAATGTCTTGTAGCAACTTGGGGTTCTTGGCATCGCCGACCAGAATTCTTTTGTACCGCTTCGTGTTCTCTTGCTGACGGACAGCAAGTTCGTTCGCGTAGTTGATCTGATCGCGGCAAGCCACAATCGGACTCAGCGGGTATGGGTCATTGGGAACAGTGAACGCCCCGAACATGATGTACGGACCATTCGGAGCACCATAGTAGGGGCGCGGAGCGCGGACGTATTCGTATCGCGGTGCTGGTGCGCCAGAGTTGCCTTGATACTTGGCAATGGTGTAGATCGTCCCATTGAACAATGCCTGATCAGTTGCCTCATCGATCAGTTCGGCAGCAGCCTCATCTAACTCTGGAACCCACACCTCGTAGATGGCAAGTTCCCAACGCTCTGGAATGTCACGATAGTCACGTAATTCGTCAACACCGTTGTTGCAGGCGAGGCTTTCAATGACCTCCTTGTTCCAAGTCTCATCGATCTCAGCCAAGCGCAACAGGTCTTCCTTGTCACTGATCCACACGTGACCCATGAAGCGAGCCTCTTCCCAGTGCTGCGCTGCCGGATCAATGAAGAACCGCTCTGGATCAATGCGGTACAGGCGTGGCAGATATGGACCGTCAGCATCCCACTTGCGCTCCGCCCCCTTTGGCTCGTTGACAACCATGCCAACGCCCCAGCCCAACAACATATCGGTGGCAATGCGCTCCAACGTCCCGCGCACCCGGGTCATCTTCGACCAACGATTGATACCAGCCTTCATCGCTACGCAGGCTGTCTTCTGAATGCCCGGGCGCGAACTCGTCACTCGCACCTTTGGGTTGTCATGCACGATGCGGGGGAGCACCATCGAAATATACGCATGGACTGCGTTCTCTGGCTGCTCCGTCCCCCGACCGCTTCGGTACGCCGCACCTGAGAACGCCTCGCGGAGTTCCTTCGGGGTTTCCATGTGCTCATTGCGAAAGTATTCCGCCCGTTCGATCTCGTCACGAATGGCGTTGATATTACTAAAGTCGATCACGTGGATACCTTCTGCTTGGCTTTACCTTCAAGTTCAATCGCTGCCAACTTCGCCTTCATATTTGAAAGCGTGTTCTCCAGCGAAGACAATCGATTCACAAGAATCGCAATCGATGAGTTGTCAAATCCCTTGGCTTGAGTCAGACCATGATCTTCCAATTGCTTGGCGACCTTCTCACCCTCAATGGGGTCGAGGTCTAACTTCAATCCACTGGACAGCATGACACGCATACGACCACCAAGATCGTCAATCTGTAGTACCTCGTCAGCGTGATACCACGTGGCACGAATCTTGATGAATCGATGTCCAAGCATTTAGTAACCCTTCGTCTTCGTGACCTTCTTACCAGTCTTCTTTGCCGCGACTGCCGCAGCAGCCTTGCCCTTGGCGGTGTATGGGAACGTCTTCTTTCCTACCTTCGGCATTTCACATTCCTCCCTTACGCATTGCGCCCATCTTCATACCCATGCTTGGCTTCTTCGCAGCAGCCTTCTTCATCATTGGCGACTTCGACATCGCCTTCTTTGCTGGCTTCTTCATTTACTCTTCTTCTTCCAGCCGCTCTTCATGGCGGCAAATGACTTCGCGCTGACAGTGGACTTTGACTTGGGGCGCGAGATCCCAAGAGCCTTACGCTTGTTGATGTTTCCAACCAATGAGTTCTTTGCCATTAGCAGCCCCATCGCTTCCTCGCAGCCTTGCCGCGATCACCCGTCCATGAACTACTCCGTGCGCAGAACGATTTGTGGCGCGGGTTGTCCTTGTCCTTTGTGGGAGCCTTGAGATTGCTGCCCGTTGCAGCGTTCGTCTTCGCTCGACCCTTGGCAGTTAAGCCAGCACCTTGAGACACAGGCAACTTCTCGCCGCGACCCACCGATAGGTTTGGACTCTTCTTCTTAGCCACTCAGTTCTCCTCTGGGAGGAACGCCCAGATCGGGGTCATCTCACCAACGTAGCCGTTGATGATGTTGTGCTCCATGTGCTCATACGCCTCATCTTCATCCATGCCCTGATCATTGACCAAGACCTGAACGATACGGGCTACGTCATACACCACCCGGTACTTCCCTGTCAGGGAATCACGCGAAATAGCAATAATCGCATCGTCCAGTCCATCTGCAAACATCGCCTCTTCGTCATTGTCCTTGACCCAGTTACGTACTTTGTCACCATTAGCAATCATCATCTGTTGACCTCCCAGTGTTTAAGCAAGTCACCCGCACTGCCGGGAGCGTAAGTCTTCTGGTCGTACTGCGGAACAGGTGCGTCCGGCATCGCCATCCATGCCAAGGCTAGCGCAATCACTCTGTCTCCGTGATTCTCTCGCGCTCCCGTGCTCTCATCCCGCAACCGACCAGCCACCACCCGACCGTTACTGTCCAACACGTACGCCAACATCTCATCCATCGTCCCCGTGCATGGCACAATCATCTCGCCCTGCTGCACTGATCTACTTAAATTGCCCAGCAGCAAGCGTTTATTTTGCTCAGTGCTCAACCAGCCCACTCGTTCGGTCGCCCCGTGGTTGGATACACCCTCCTTCCGCTGCTTCCACACCCGATGGAACCGCTGTGCCTCAAAGTCTCTCTGCATACTTTGACCCGGACCATTCACTTCCCACGCCACAACCGCCTCTTTGAACGCGCCCCGGCACACACCCACCACCTCAGCAGCCAGATCAGCCGGGGTAATCGTGGCATCCACCATGCTCGCGACCATCCGCTTCTCCTCCGCATCAATCACACACACCGCACTCGCATGGTTCCCCGTCCCGTATGCCGGGTCAACGCCCACTGAGTAACTGCCCAACGGCTCCAACTCACCCCACAACCGCCACCTTCCCGTTGGACTATCGACAAACCGACCACCCACCCAGTTCGCCCTCCTTGGCTCCGACCCGAACTCGCGCCTGTGCTGTGTAACCGACACACTGGGGAAGAACGCAGCACCCGCACCCATCGCCTCCGCGAACACGTTCTGCGCTAAGTCAACCTTGTCGCGCTTGCGCAACTGGTCAGCCAACCAAGGTGTCCACACGTACGTCCCACCACTCACTCCCGTCACCACGCCCGACTGATCTACCCGGTACTCCGCGCCCACACCCTTCTCTGGGTGTTGCCAATACAGCATCTCCAACAAAATCGGCTCGCCCGTACTCCGCGCCTCAGCCACCAACTTGTCGTACCGCGTACCAAATCCAATGGGTGTTGACAAAGCAACTCGACATGATGTCGTATCCGAAGCAGATCGCCATGCAGCCTCGTCATCGTCCAGTGCAGCGAACTCATCGAACAGCACAAACGTGCGCCGACCACCTCGACCAATGTGCGCTCCACTCGCCTGACCAGCAATCGTTGCCCCGCTCACCGGATGGCGCAACACCATGTGCTGCCTGTACTGACCACCCTTCTTCAACAGATCCATGTGACATGGCAACAGCCACGCAGGCTGGCTCTGTAACAGATAGTCAACCTTCCAGAACAGACTGTCCGGATCGCCCGACCGATCAACGCCGTCCTCCACGCGACTCACCAACAAACTTTGCCACCCATGAAACAACCAACCCCATGTTGCCAAAGACACAACTAACCATGATGCGCCCATGTCGCGGCTCTTCCGTATCACAACGTCACGACCGTCCTTGACCGAAGCAGCAAGTTTCCGAACAGCAGATACCTGAATGTCCCAAGGGATAAACGGCACATCGCGCACCACCGCCGGGCGTTCCCGTCCGTCAACCCCAGTCTCCTTCACGCGATACGTCCAACCCGTAAGTGCTAACCACGCAGCAGGATCAGATGCAAACAATGCCCGGAGATCGCAACGCTCCTTAGCAGTCGCGTTGCTGGTCACCCATTGGCGTGTTGACAAAAGGACAGCAGGATCTGTAGACCATGAGATGAGGTTGGGAGAGGCAGGCGTTGAGAAAGGGGTATCTGACAGTTGCGAGTCCCCGGGGGATCCGCGTGAGGGAGCCACCCCCCCCACCCCGGGTGACCCCGCCGCCCCCCCACCCCCCGCCGCCTTGCCGCCCTTGCGCCGCGCTGCCCCCGCCTTGCGCTTGCCCTTGTCCTTCGCCGCTTGCGCCATGCGCTTCGCCTCCAGTCGCTTCGCCTCGCGCTTCGCCTCGACCTGCTCCGCGATCTCCGCCGCGTTGGGCGCACCGCCCGGGTGCGCAGCGTTCCACGCAGCGAGCGCAGAGCCGCCCTGCGCCCTCGCTAGGTCGCGAGCCGCGCACCATGCGTCTGTGGTTCCCCGCGCTCTCACGGTGTCACCTGCTCACTGTCGACAACCTGTGCACCGTCCACTGGTGGAGCGAGAGCGAGACGAGCCGCAGCGAAGCGCGTGAGCATTTCGACCGCCCGGCTCGCGCTGCCCTCCTCCTCGACCTTGACCGCCCCGCCGCCTGCGCCCGTCAACTCCACGCGCTGTGTGCCGTCCCTGTACCTGCCCGGTCGCAAGCCGCGCAGCCGCAGCGTGATCGCCGCCAGTTGCACCGCGTTCCCCGGTCGATCGCCACGCGCCAGCCCATCGAGCGCGTCCTCATGTTCATCCGCGAGTGCCTGCTCGACCATTGCCTTCGCCTCTGCGAATGCCGGATCGTTGTAGCCCCACGCTGCGACCACGTTCAAACTCACCTCGCAAATCCTGCACGCTTCTTTCATCGAACTCGCTTGCCACTCACATAACCACCGCTTTTTCAACGGCTTAGGTTTCTTCATCTTCGCCAAAGTCTCAGTCCACTTATCGGACACATCCTCGCCCTGATCTTCTGGTTCTGTGCTCATTTCCCGGCATTCTCCGCTGCTCTGCACAATCTGGCAACTTTATTTCAATTAAATTCGCCTAGTTTTCAGGGCTTTGGAAACAATCTGCTGAAATCTTGACAGAATGTCGTATGCAGTGGGTTGACAGCCTGTTGACTTGCTGTATACTTCACCCGGCAAGCGAATCACGTGATTCGCCCCAAACACCTCACTCACTGGAGAAAACCATGACAACTGACACCATCACCCTCAAGCCCATCAACGCCGCAACCGCCAACGCCGCCGCTCAGGTCATCCTGAACCGCCTCGATACTCAGATCCGCCGCTTGGAGAACGGTTGGTCTGGTGGTTGGAACGGCACGAAGTTGACTGTGGCTGACATCAAGACCACCTACAACGCTGCTCACTACAACATCGAATTCCTGTATGACCTTTGCGTCATCAACGTTGGCGAACGGCAACAACTCCGCAACCAGTTGCATAACGCAAAACAAGGCGTAAATACCCGCCGCGAAACCCACATTGCCAACGCGGCTCACGACAAGATCCGCAACGATCTGGCGAAGTCCTACAAGCCATGCGACATCTGACCTCGACCGCGCACCGTGTTCCCCCCACTGGGGGAGCCGGATGCGACAGCCGATGCTGCCGTGATTGGAAACACCAACTGGAGATTGCTATGCCGAAAGTGACACCCGAATCCCTGCTCCGCGACATCACCAAGATCAAGGGCAGTCTGCCGCACCGCAACGGCTGCGACATCAACGACCGCACCCGCCACTGGGACTACGAACTGGTGCGCCGCAAAGAGCGAGCGAGCAACTGGCGCAAGCACATTGCCGAAGCCATGATCGAGGACGGCATCAAGGTGCTTGAAACCAAGACGATGACGCTCGCCATGCGGCTCGACCGCCGCGCCAAGCAGCAGACCGTCACCGCCTACTGCCTGCCGGACGGAACCGTGAAGTACTACCGCATCGTGAGTGGCTTGCTGCTGCCGTGCCAGTTAGCCGGACGGTACGAGGGTTGGTACATGGACGGGGCGGAGATCACGCGCCTGTGACCTCGACCGCGCACCTGTGCTCCCCAGTGGGAGCGCGGGATGCGACTGCCGAAGCAATCGCACTTGTTCACTTTAACTGGAGATACTGACATGAATATCGAGAAACTCGTTTGCGTCATCCGCTCGCTCGCCCAATTGGATTCATACGACAGCCAGTGCGGGGTGCTGAACCTTGCTCAACTGGCGTGGCAATCGGAGGGATTGCATAAAACGGGGGAGGTCAAGTATTGGCGTGACTTCGAACGTGCCTGCACCTGCTACCTGCGCACCTATCAAGCCCAACTGGCATCGGACAAGGCGCAGGGCATTGTGATCTGCTTGTACACGGACGGCATCATAAAGACCACCCAGTTCCCAAGCCCAACGGACTGGGACAAGTGCCTGAGTGCAGCGGCGGCGGACATCTACACCGCCTACGGGGAGTGCGTGAACGAGAACGGCACTGGCTCGCACCAACTGACTGGCAAGAAGGGAGGTGGCAAGTGAGCAAGCCAAGCACCACACGGTATGCGGTGGATACCCACTTCTACCAAGACGAAATGGCGGGGCAACGGTACGCGGAAACGCTCGCCGAAGCCAAGACGATTGCTCGCCTGAGTTACGCGAACATGGCACTGCGCTACTCCCGATGGAAGGATGCCTACGTGATCGTGTACCCAGTCACGGACGGACAGCCCGGTGATGTCGTGTTCCGCGTTGACAAGAACACTGACTGACACCTCGACCGCGCACCTGTCCACCCTCCGGGGTGGGCGGGATGCGACAGCCGAAATAAATCTGATAGTGCTACTTGACAGACTATAGATTCCATGATATGCTGTATGCAGCCTGCCCCGCGTTGGGGTTGGCACTGACGGAGAACACTTAACTGGAGATACTGACATGGCGCATGAAATTGAATCGAATGATGGCTTGGTACTGGCTGACTGCGGTGCATGGCACGGGCTGGGGCTGACGGTCAAGGGCGCACCGAACCCCTTCGCCGCCCTGCGACTGGCGAAACTCGATTGGACTGTCGAGGAGAGCGCGACCCTGATCGGCGTGAACAACCCCGGCGAGCCGAACGAGTTCCGCGTCTCGACCGACACCCACAAACTCCTCACCCGCAGTGATGACCACACGGTCTTGGGTGTGGTGGGCAAGGACTACACCCCAGTGCAGAACCAAGCACTCGCCGAACTGGCGTGGGCATTGCGGTCAAGCACTGACGTAGGCGTGGAGATCGAGACGGCAGGCAGCATCCGGGGCGGCAAGCGCGTGTGGTTCCTCATCCGCAGCCAGTCCATCGAAGTGGGCACACGGGGTGACCTCGTGCAGCCCTATCTGCTGCTCGCCAACGGGCATGACGGTGGGCAGGCACTCCGCGCAGTGCCAACCAACGTGCGGGTGGTCTGCGCCAACACGTACCGGGCTGCAATGGGACAGTCCAAGGGGACTATCGCCTTCCGGCACACGCCGGGTATCACGGAGCGCGTTGACGAACTGGCTCGCACCATCAACGATTGGCAACACACGGTCAGCCGTGGCTTGGCGTTCGCGAACTCGCTCGCAGCCAAGCCGATGTCCAGTGCAGCGATCAAGTCCCTGTGGATCGAGGTGATCGAGCGGCTCGATGGCAAGATCGTGGCTGACCCGCAGACGGGGTGGGAACTGCGCTCCAAGGAACGCGCAGTGTCCGGGCTTGCGCACATGGCGCAGGTATTCGACAAGGAAGCGCAGCAGTTCGGCGCGACCGCGTGGGTAGCAGCCAACGCTGCGACCAACTGGATCGAGCATGAACGCTCGCAGTACGCGGTGCGCACCAAGGATGCAGGGGTACGCAAGTACGCCGCTGCTGACGGCGCGACTGCCGATGACGTTGAACTGGTGTTCGACATCCTCGCCAAGGCTTGACCTCGACCGCGCATCTGTCCTCCCCTTCGGGGGAGGGCGGACTGCGACAGCCGATGCTGACGCAATCACTTCACCCTAACTGGAGATACTGAAATGCTGACCGCTCACCGTACCGTTTGCGCCCTCGCCATGTGTGAGACTGCCGCCGACCCATCCACCACGGCACTGCAAATTGCACACGCCCTATGGGATTCGTCCATGCCTGTGTCCAATTCCACGTACCGCAACAACTACTTCACGCACTGCCAACAGTACGCGAATGCGGTCGCTTCGATCCACCGATACAAGCAACTGAAGGAATCGATGAACTCGCTGCTTGGCGAGATGACACCCAGTTCCCTTCAGGCGTTTGACAAATTGGTTTACGAATTGAAATCGCTGCGCGGTGTTTCCGAACACGCCATCGAGTTCTACATTGCCCAACAAGTGAGTGACGATGTCATCAGCAAGGCGTTCGCCAAGTCCCTGACTGGGGGTGCAGCATGACCAAGGTAACAACTCAATCTTTAGGTCGTGACCGTTTCAAAGTCTCAAGCGACAAGGCTATTGCTTGGCGCGAGGATCTAGCGGAGCGGATGGAGATACATGACATCCCCTATCTGTCCACTGCCACGATCAAGATCCTTTCAAAGACTGGTCAGACACCAGTTGCGGTGACTGGGTACTACCTCCCGAACGGAACCTTGTTTGTGTGGCGGGACAAGAGCCGACTCATGAGCACCACCGGAATGAGGAATCGCTACTGGAACTGGACTGCCAAACTTCCTTGGACTGGCGCAGACTATTACCCATTCGCAGATGCGAGCGGGGGTGCAGCGTGATTCCCTTCTACCACACCATCGTTCTCAAGGGTGTACCGAATCGCAACACCATCGCCAGTCACTGCGGACGCGCTCCGACATTGGATAAGGCTCGCGAACTTGGCGAAGACAACCTGCAACGCTTCCGCGCCAAGGATCCACACGCTGATTACTTTATGCAAGTGTTCCGCGTAGCCGATGGCTTTGGAACTGAGGTTCATTGACCGCGCATCGCTTGCCTCCACTGGGGGCAGGCATTGCGACAGCCGATGCTGCCGCTTACTACACCCATTACTGGAGATCACTATGAAACTGGATATCGTTACCCTCATGCTGCCACAACGAACACGCACCGTGCGCGACTGGATGACTGGCACTCCCGGGCAGCGCGGCTTGACCGCCGTTGAACTGGCTGAGTGTGTGAAGTCTGATGCCGCTACCAAACTTCAACGTGCAGCCCTGCGGTACTCAGAGGTGGACTTGGACAACGAGCATGAGTACTTTGCTATCGTTGATGAACTTGAGCAGGCAGAGGGTGCGTTCCTCCGCGCTCACCGTGATACGGAGGTGACCCTGTGAGGCGCGTCAAGAACCCGAAGCGTAAGCCGTCCCCCTCGCAGTTGACCCGGCGCATGGTCGCTGTGCCTGCTGCCACCTACGACCTGTTGCAGGCGTACCGGATGCAGTTGGCAATCCAACGCACTGGCACGATCACCCTGCATGAAGCCCTGAACTACGCCATCATCACCAGTGGCGCGAACAACCTTGAACGGAGCGAAGCATGAAACTTGCAATAGTCCTATCAGCATTGATCACCTCGTCCGCATCAGCCGATGCCGTGTTCCGCATTGCGGACGGGCTATGGGTGTGGAGCGGTGCGCTTGGCACTGGCATGGCGGCGAACCTTGGCGGCGGGACATGGGTGGGATCGGGGTGGGATGCCTTCCCCGGGGTCAGCCCACCGTGGAACCCTGTCGTGTCTCAGACGGTGGTTCTCCCCGCTCCGGTCATCGTAGCCCCCTCCCCGGGGGTGGTGACAATCGGGATGCCGCCGCCGCCTGCGACCCGGACCCTGTATCTCAGCATCAACGGCGAGACAGTGCCGTTCGTCACGACCCAGTAAGATGGCACAGCCATCACTCTCCACCCCGGTGGGCGCAAGCCCCCGGGGTGTTTGTGTTTTTGCTACTTGATGCGGCTGATCTCAATCGACACGCCGCAATCGGCAGGCTTGGCTACCCGGCGCGTGGAGAAGGTGATACTTCTGATCACCCTATCGTCATGCCACACCCCGGCATCGGTCAGCCCATCGATGAACGCTTTGGTTCGTGCGCCGATGTTGTCGGGATCGGGGAGCCGACCCCGACCGTGCCATGTGACGGTCAGGGTGGCTCCCGCGATTGGCTCCCAGTGCGCAACCTTGCGCATCTCCACCCTCGCGAGCGTCTCCGCCACATAGCGGTCGTGTCGCGCAGCCTTGCTCCGAACACGCCAGTGAGATCGTGAGTTGGAGCCGGGCATCAGCGGTGGTGGGAGGAACAGTGCTAGCACCGAAGGAGTTCCGTTGTCTTGTCATCCTTCAGCCATCGCACAGTTTGTTCGACAGTCTTATCTATTTGTTCCTCGCTCATGCCTCGCGAGTGATCGATGCTGAGTGAGCGCGACTGTCCGTTACCCTTGAGCATGATGTTGGTGCGGCGGCGATCCCATCTCTCATCATCATCAATGAGGATCTCTTCACCCATGATGCCGATGACAGATAGGGATCCGGTCACCTTCTCAAGGACATCGACTATCGAGTATCGGGTGTCCTCATGGACATCAATGGTGGTACTCGCTGCCATAACGCACCTATCACTCATCATCCATTCCACTGTCAGTGTCCACGATGGCATCGAATACCTCCAAGTTCTTTCGGGTTGGGCTGCACGGGGACACTCCATCCAGTGCGTTCATTCGCATAACAGACAGTTGCTTGAGCAGGCGCAGTGCCTTGCGGGATTGCATCCCGCGTGGCGTGTCGGCTGCTTGCCGGAGCGCGGACATCACCAGTGTGATGCACTCGTCCAGTGCGGCGGCTGCGCGGTGCGACTGGGATTCCCGCCGCTCGCTTGCAATGCGCAGCCTGTGCTGCACGATTGCGTCATCAGTGTTGTTCGTCTTATATCGATTGGGCTTCTCCATTTGAATCACTGGTTACCTCCTTGCGGTGGTAGATAGATTCAAGTAGTGCCTTCGCTTCATCGCTCGCGGGTTCTTCAACGAACAGATAGCAAGCCAACATATATTCAACCTGTCCACGGGTGGTGCGTGATGACACACGCGCCCGTGATGCGACCATGTCAAGCAGTATGTCATGTATCCATACCGACCTCATGTTGTCGTGGTTGTTGGTGGTCTTACGCTTACGTGGTTTCTTTGCTGTTGCCATTATCCTTCTCCTTCATAGAGTGCCTTTACGATTGCGCTCTTCAATTGTGTTGGTGTGAAACGCCTGCCTCTGTCACCCAGTTCGCTCACTAGCATGGTGTTGCGGCGGCACACACGATCAAGTTCCTGTGATAGTTCTTGCCGTTGTTGTTTCAAAGCCTTTATATCAGCGAGCAGTTCGCACTGTTTCTTTACTGCTTCGATGGCAAGATGCCATGTCATGGAGTGTTCTTCGCTCAACAAGCGGTAAGCAACATTGTCCATTGGCACATGATGATCGCGCAGCAGTTCCTTCGCTACTTCTCTTGCCTTCTTAATCTCTTCCGTCATCGGCTTCGTCCTTCCCTGAACGTAGTGTTGTGCTCATCAGCCTCATCTCTCTCTCGCTCATCTAACTTTCGATGGTGTCTGCAATGGCTGCACAGCCTATGCATTGGTGTCTCATCGCAGCAATCACAATCGGTGATCTCATACTCACTTCGATCCCGTGGCATCTAATACTCCTATCTGATTATGTTTCCTACCAGTTCTAATCTTGCAGACCATGCTTGCCGACACACCGACAGCAAGTGCAATAGCCCTACAAGATTCCTTGTTCGCCAACCGTGCGCGGATGTCCTTCACAACGTCCGGATGCAAGGCTCGATACCTCATGGTTGCGCCTCCTTGAAGCAATCCCAACCCATGCGCTCTGCGTGTTCTTGCGCTGTTCCAAATCGTCCAATGCGTCCACTCGATTCTGCCTTGCAGACCTCACGCCTTGCATAATCTCGCTCCATTTTCGTCTCATTCAGTTCACTCTTCAACTTCTCAATGATGTCCTTTGAATCTATGCGCAGTTCGTCATTCTCTTCGCATAAGTTTTTAATTGCTTCGGCTGCATTGTCAAGAACGTAATCGGTTCTTTGTTTGGCTTCAGTCTCTAGTGCAATCACAATGTCTTTGAGTTCACTCATGCAATTCCTCCGAACAACGTGCCGTCACCTTGGGTGACGTAGCAGAACACGCGCTGTGCTTTGCCTGCCCGACCAAGCCGGATCGCACCAGTGGCTGCGATCAGACCCGCCTTGTGCAGTTCGCTCACCCTGCGCCTTGCGCCGGGGTGTAGTTGCGCTGCGTCCTCTGCCTCGTCCGATGTCAAGCCGCCCTCACCCGCTGCTTGGAAGGCAGCGAGGAGAGCGGCTTGGAGGTTCGCGAGTTTGGGCTGCATATCTGCGGCGGCAGCGTGGCTAGTGCCGGGGTCAGTCCGGCGAGCCGTCTTAATCAATGTCCATGCCATGATCGACCTCCTCTGGTGGAGTGGTGCGGAGTTCAAGGATGCGCGGCGGCTTGCCTGCAACCTTCGACTCTTCGGTGATAGCCCACACCGTCTTGCCTTGGCACTGCTTGAGCACTGACTGGAGAGCGGTGTCCCACACGAACCACACCTGACCCTCGTGGTTCTTGCAATTCACGTAGGGTGTTTGGTTCTTGCCTGCGACACCCTCGTTCACGTACTTGCAGTAAATCTCTACCCATTCCCCGTTCACTGGCGTGACGGTTGGAGCCGGACGCGCAGCCGGAACAGCAGGCGGACGCGCAGCCGCAGGCGCAGGCGTTGGAGCCGGACGGGAAGGCGAGCGCGGTGCGTACTCACGGTCATCGCGTGAGTCCATCGTCTCATCCTCACGTGGAACCATGAGCAGGTCACGCAGCCAGTAGTTGAGAGAACTGGTCAGCGCACCTGCCATTGCCTTGTCGTACGGGCGACCCTTCTCAGGGACGATAGCCCACACGATCTCATCGCTGAGTGTGGCTCCGCTCTCAGGGTGTGCGACCACCATCGTGCTAATGAGAATCCCAAACTCTCCGATGGTGGGATCAATCTTCCACGTTGTTCGCCGCGCCACCAACCCTGCGCCGTGCAGTGCGTCACGGCAAGCACCAATCATGCCTTCCGCACTGGTGTAGGAGTACTTGTGGAATTGGTTCTTCGCATCCTTGCCAACGCTGTTGAGCGCGGATTGTGCGACCAGTAGTGCCGCATCAAGCGGCGAAACAGCGAGTGCCTTCTTCTCAGTAGCCATATCAATCTCCAGTTGGGGCTAGCAAATCGTTCGCAGCCCACGTTGGGATACGAATCTCATAGATGTCATCGGCATTCCAACCCTTGGTTGGATTCATTTCAAACTCACGGTACATATCACACAGTTCCGGGATGCGTCCGGCTGCAACATCAAGTCCATCGAGGTGCAACCCGGCGCACATGACGGCGTGTGGTGCAGACTTCTCTACCACTATCAGGATTACATTGTGGACTTCCTTACCTGCCTTGCGCAGGCACTCACGGTAGAACGCAAACTGCGTCCAGTACCCAAAGTTCCACGCCGCCTTAGCAAACTCCTGCGGACTGGCGATACCACTGTGCGTCTTGATGTCAATGATTGTGCCAGTGCTTTCGCTCCATCCATCAAGTCGAGCCTTGCACTGCACACCATGCATCTCACCCGTGAGAGTGACTTCCACATGATCAGCGCAAGACGCAATCAACTGACGCGCAGCAGTGTGTTGTTTGATGGACGCAACCATCGCGTCAACCTGATTGGCTTCGTCACAGGTGAGCAGGGTGCGACCAACGTTGATGGACGCAAACGATTCCCACTCTTCTTTGCCTGCCTTGGTGCGCTTGTCCACTTGCGGTGCGACCGCGAAGTCTTGCTCGTATGCACTAGGGGTGAGGATGGCACTGTGCAATGCGCGACCCAAACGGAAAGCGGGGGTGTCCTCGCGTTCCTCCCGGCTCGCAGTCAGGTGCATCGGGGTAGCCTTGTCAAGAACTTTCAGAGCACTTGCGCTCATCAAATTCCATGAGTGATAGTCCGCTTCGGGGACTCCCAGTTGAATCTTCATGTCGTATCTCCAGTTGGCGCAGCGGAATTGCTGCGGTGAGTGGAGGGTAACAGACTGTAGACTGTGTGTCAATAGACTATCTACAAAGTTTCCAAAAATAAAAACCCGGCGCGGATCTTTCAATCAACACGCCGGGCTTCCGGGGGCTAAAGAGTCCCACCCCGAAAGGTGGGACTTGCGTGTGCAAGCAACGACTGGATGGCGTATGCTCGCAGATGGATTAAATCATCACGCGCTCATATCCTAGCGCAACGTGGCTCGCGGGTCAAGGATATTGCAACATTCTCCGGCGCGGTAGGGGGAAATCAGTGTAGTCGTGGAAGGTGACCCTAATCCACGCTTGCCATACTTTAGCAACGCTCGTACACAAGCGAAGCGGATGTCCTACTGAACATCGAAATGGTGCAACTTGTGTCGTTCACGATTCGCGGCTCCGCGCAGGCTGAACGGCAACCCCGCAAGGGGTCATTCTCTCAACGCTCACCACGCAGACTGGTACACGAATCTCAAGGCTGTGCCGGGGTGCGGGGGGTGCAGCCCCCTGCATAACCCATCAATGAAATTGACCACCGGAGGTGTCAAGTCGCGAAGCGAAAAAACTTCTTGCGATCAACCTGAAAAATTTCAATTCGTTGTGCTTAGTTGGAGCGCAGTTTCTCAAGCGACTTTCTCTTTCGCTCCATTGAATCCAACAATTTTTCACGCGGAGTTTTTTGAACTTTGGCTGCTGACTCACCAAGTTCAAGCGACCGCATGACCAATCGATACAGTGGATAGAACGGGATGCCGCCGTACTGGAGCGTGGCAAGACTGCCACCAATGACGGCTTGCATCATGTCTGTTGTCGTTGAATCTTTTCTCAACGCATCCTTTGCTTCATTGACTAAGTCTTGTGCTGGGCTACCAATCAATGGTGAGATTAAGAATCTTCTGTACACAATTGATGACAATGCATTCGCGAACATGATTCCCATGTAGCCCATCGTGACTGACATCACATCACTTGCTAGTTGGGTTGGCACTGATACCAGTGTGTTCTCCCACCATGCTTTGTTGACTGCTTTCTTTTCTTCTTCATCATCGCCTGCACCAATCATTCCTGCAAACAGACTGATGACCTTTGCTGTGACAATCGTTGACAAGGAAGAGATGGTTGTACCTGACACGATATTGCCACCGACTGCAAACGCGGTGCGTGTGCGATTGCCTGACAGCACTGCTCGCCTGATCTGATTGCGAGCCTTCAATGGATCGCTTGAGAATGGGAACAGCAAACGCCATCCGGCATTGCCATCTGTTCGACTAGTCGCAGCAAAGAAAGAATCGTCAAACTCATCGCTGGCATTTTGCGTCTTGCGGAAGTCACGCTCTGCACGGTTTGATGCTTCGGTCAATGCATCCGTACCAGTCAACAGTCCCTCGTCTTCAACCTCTGCAAGCCGAGCCTCGACCGCCGCAAGCATAATCTGTTCGTCAGCGTAACGAAGCATATCTACCACTGCTGATAAGCCCATTACTCCTGCGCGGTTGACATCACGCGCAGCATTAATTGCATCCGTGATCTTTCCTGCCGCCAAGTTGTTGCCAGTTGCCCGAAGATTGTCACGCACCGCAGTCAAAGCATTGCCTAGTTGAGCACGATCTGAATCACCAAGTGCTCCGCTAAAGATTGACTTCATCTGCATCTGGTGACGGCGCGAGAAGTAACCATTCACCAAATGGATCTGGTCAATGCGACCACTCCAAGTACCGGGGGTGCGAGCGTATCGAGCAGCGCGAGCAGTACCACGCGTCCACAGCGATAGCGGTATCTCTGATGACAATCGGATTGTGCCACCAACAAGAACCTTTGCAATGGTGCTTGGGTTCATCGCCAACTTTGCGCCAGTCACGTTGCTTGTAAGTTTGTCGATGATGCTTGGCTTGGTTCGTGACGTTGCACCAACACCATTACTAAAGATTGATCGAACACCACTGGCTGTGCCTGATCCAAGTTGATCATCAATACCCTTGACTACCTTGGGATCGTTGAGCACAGTGATTGCATCCCGATACGGCTGCGCCATGTGGATCATGTCGAGCGCAACCTGCATATGCCGATCCATTGTCTGCACCATGTCGGTGTAGATCAACGGCGCAAAGCCACCAGTACGGGCATTTGCAAACCCGACAGCAGTAAGCGCACCACGAACAGCCGCACCAGCAGCAGCGGAAAGGTCTACCTTCTCTCCACCAGCCGCATCCTGATTGCGAATGCGTGGGTAGTAACGAGTAACAATTGGTGGCTGATCGCCCGTCACTTCCCAAATCGCCTGCATGGCTCGATCACGGATCTGCGTTTCCAGTATGTCCTTCATCCGCTCAATCAAATCACGCTGTCCAACTGTAAGGTTGGCGCGTAGGTTGCGGATGTCATCACCCGATGGATACAACGTCAGAGTAGTAGAGGTTTCATTGAACTGAATGCCTTGCTTGCCTGCATTGGTTCCGTCAAACAACGCCAATGTCTCTTCGTCCATCGCCGCAATCGACATGGCAATGCCAAGCGGGATGGTGACATCCTGACCGCCAAGCGACACCGTCACCAGTTCAGTCGAGCCATCACCATAGCCGCCGTTCTTCAAGCGGTAATCATCCACGCCTTCGTAACCAGCCGCTATCAGCGCAGGCTCAAGATCACGCATGATGCGAGCGTGTTCCAATGCCGCCTCACCCTTGCCTTCCTGAGCGAGGCGAAGCAACTCGTCAATCACCCCGTCCTCTTTACCTTCTAGTTCCAAAGCCAAGGTGTAGATGTCAGAGTTTGCACGGCTGATCTTGGACAACACTGACAAGCGAGCAGCCTGATCAGCGCGAGCGCGAGCCGCGATCACACGCCGACCCGCCATGTTCGCCATAAGTCGCTGAGTCAAATCAGCGTAACGGGCAATTCGTTGGTCGCGTTCCGCTATGAACTCAGCACGGTCAATGTCATACAGCGCGACTGCATTCTCAACCTTGGTCTGCGCATCCAACACACGTGAGTACAAGTCAATCGCTCCAGATAGGGTGACTGGACTTCCCTTCGCAGTGACCACCTTCGCCTGCCGCTTGCGGTTGTTCGCATCGCGCAGTACTACGTTGGCTTCATACAGCAATGTAACAATCTGTTTACGGGCAGACACCTTCATGCCGCGCTTGTTCAATCGCTTTGCGGTGCGAGCAATGACCTTCAGCCCTGCGGTTGCCTCTGCATTGATGGCAATGCGCACTGCTTCAATGGCAACGCGGTTCGCCTGCGCAACTGTAGTAGCAGTAGCGGCACGGTTGGCAAGTGTGCCACGCAGGTTCGCTGGGATGGACAGCAATGCTTCGGACGTAATCTTGCGGATGATTCGATTGCGCTCCGCAACATCATCGAGCCGGGTGTTCATCAACTCACGCAGGTTGAACAACTGGTTCTGCAAGGTGTCTTCGCGCTTGCGCATCTTCGCAAGGATCTGTGCGCGACCCTGCATAATGCCCTGCATACGACCCTTGTTCAGACCCATCGAGTACGCAAAGTTCACTGCTCGTTGAGCAGCGCGAGCATCACTACGGACAGTGGCTTTAAGTTCACGGACGCGGCGGACAGAGATGTCGAGCAGCGATTCAACACGGGCAAGGCGCGTCATCTCTGGCTTCAGTGCCTGTTGACCTGCCACTTGACCTGCAACCAGCCCCTCCCTGCGACCGATCCGGTATGCCCAGTCAATGGCGCGTTGGCTAGCAAACTTCTGGAACCGCTCAGACTTCTGAAGTTCCTTCAGTTTCTCTTCTGCCTGCTGACCGCGCTCAAGATCAGTCTGTACCGCCTGCTGTCCGGCAACCTGACCTGCAACTAGTCCTTCGTTGCGACCAATTGCATACGCCCAGTTGATGGCACGTTGTGCTGTGGCTTCGGCATTTGCCAGCGCAGTGTTGAGCGCATCGCGCTGTTCCTTGGTAGCAGTCCGCTCTTCAGCAATTGATTTCTTGGCAGCGGCAACGGCATCTCGCGTAGTCGTGATCTGTTCTTCAAGTGATGCAATGGTTTCGGCTGCTGACTGTTGCTCTTCAATTGCCAGTTGAGTCTGGGTTTGCAGACGCGCCTTGGCACGGTTGACCTGACCAAGCCGCTGATCAGCGAGCATGGTCATGGCGTTTAGCCTGCGCTCTAGTTTGCGCACCTCGCTCAGTGCGTTGACGCGCTGCGCGGCAGTCTGTAGATCAGCAGTGCGCTTGGACTTCTCGACAGCAGCGGGTGTGCCGCCAGCAATCTGCTTCTTTAGTTTGTCGATCTTGTCTTTGAGATCAAGGATCTCATCGTAGTCAGCAACGCCAGCCTCGATGATGAGTGCCTGCTCACGCGGCGATAGATCCTTCATCACCTCTGCTTGGGCAGCACGGCGTTCGGCTTGCATCTTCTGGAATGC